GTGTTAGAATAAAGCGTGCCAAAACCAACACCTACGTTATTATTTCCTGTTATGTTAGAACGAAGCGCTTGAAAACCAACACCTGTGTTACTATTACCTATTGTGTTAGAATAAAGCGCTTGAAAACCAACACCTGTGTTATTATTCGCTGTGTTATAATTAAGCGCTTGATGGCCAACACCTACGTTCTGATAACCTGCTGTGTTAGTATAAAGCGCATTAACACCAACACCTACGTTACTATATCCTGTTGTGTTAGAATAAAGCGCACTAGTGCCAACACCTACGTTATTATTTCCTGTTATGTTAGAACGAAGCGCTTGAAAACCAACACCTGTGTTACTATATCCTGTTGTGTTATAATAAAGCGCTTGATAGCCAACACCTATGTTATTGACACCTGTTGTGTTAGAATAAAGCGCTTGATAGCCAACAGCCATATTAGTAGATGAATATGTAGAACCATCATAATTTAATACTACATTTCCCTGTATTTTTATAGCCATTGGTTACAATACCTTTATTATCTTCCAGTAGTTACTAATTTTATCCAATTATAAAAATTGCCAACCCACCGTTTTTCACCAGAATGACCGGAATTTATTGTTGGATCTATATAAATCTTTCCTCTCATATCAATCCATTTGCGACAAAATACGATATCTTCTGAACAAAGTTCGCCATCGATGACTTTAACATCGAAAACCATTTTGCTAGGTTCTGGTTTGTGCGGTTCTTTGTATTCTTCTGATACATCGTAAATTTTCTTTAATGCTTCTTTACGAATACGCATAAATCCACAACCAACACCATCCACTTCAACCAGTCCATTGTCTTGAACAACGAAAGGGCCAAGAAGTTTGATATTGTATTGTTCCATGTCGCTTTTCTTTACAACAGGTGCGGCAACTATATCGACATCATGATTTAATAATTTAAAGAAATCAGCAGGATTCCAATCTTGATCGCAATCTACAAATACAATATCGTCTACTTCGGTTTCTACTGCTACTTTAACTAAATCATTCCTTGCTCTTTGCACAAGAGAATCGAATGACATATATAATGGCATCACATTTATATTATTAGCCAAACCAATTTTACATGTTTCTGCCAATGCTGCGGCATGCCATACACTTATCTTTCCGTCATGCGATGGCGCAGCCAACATAACTGTACGCATTTTTTGCGGTTCATCATTCATGATATATTTCCTTATAATATAATAATATTAAGTCAAACTGTTTAAATTAAAATCACTTATTTTTTGTTCGGTTGGTGGAGTGTTATGTGCATCATAATGTGCATCGAAAATAACATCCATATTCGGTGGCATAAATCCAATCAATTCGGATTTAGTAAAAGCCGATGGCAATTTATTCAAATATTCAACATCTTCAGTATGTGGATATGATCTCGACCAAGTAGTATTGTCAGGTCTTGTATAAGTATATAATACTTCGATATCCCAAGATTTTACTATATTATCGGATATTCTTACAGTTGGTTGTGCTTTTTTTAAAATTTTAGTTGTTGCGTATGTTGCCATCTTCGACCTCCTTTAGATTACTAGGCATTTACTTTTCTATTTATATTATCTATTTGCTGTTGTTGTATTTTTATTGCTTGAATAAGTAATGGAATCAATTGTATATAAGAAACTGTTTTTGTATTGTCTGTTTTTTGATGAACAATTTCCGGTAATATTTTTTCTACTTCTTGGGCAATTAAACCAAATGATTTTTCACCAGAATCTTTCCAATCAAACGAGACTGGATTTAATTTAGATAATAATTCAATTGAATTTGTTAATTGAATTATATTTTCTTTCAAACTAATATCAGATATATTATCGAAATGTGTAGCATATACTGTGCCAGAAGAATTTATATTACCATTAACATCTAATATATATGCTGGAGATGAAGTTCCAATACCGACATTTCCTGTGGCAGTAATTCGCATTCTTTCATTTGTTGAAAGAGTATTTCCTGTAAAGAAATTTAGATAATAAGCGCCTTGTGTTCCTATAGAAAGATTCGAATTTGAAGTATAAATATATCCATCGGAAGGACCATTGATTGTCCAAGATGTTGGTTGGGAATATCCATTGCCATTTATTCCCATATCCAAATAATTTGGTCCAGTTATTCCAATCGAATCATACATAATCATATCGCTAGAAGCGTTTGAACCGATACTCATATTCGATAAAGATTCTTCTACCGATGTATCGGCATTATTCAATATTTGTATGAAACTAAACGATCCGGCGGCATTTTGATATCCAACTGCGGTATTTGCGCTGCTATTGCCTATGTGAAGAACGTTGTTGGAATAATCGAATAAAAAATTGTTTGAATAAGTAATGAGTGTACCGTTGGATATTGCTACGGCAGTATTTGGTAAACCGGCTAAATAGTTTGGTATTATATTGACATATATTTTACCATTATTGGTAGTATTCAGTGCTTGACCAAGGGCTATATTGTAATTTGGAAAAACCGGTTCTGTTGTAGTTACTGCTCCGGGTGTTGTTGCAGACAAATATACAACAGCGCCGCTTGTCATTGTAGACGTGTTTATACCTTGTAACAATCCATTTGTAAGAATATAACCTTCAGCATTATTCAAAATACCGGATGAATTTAAAACAAAACCAGCGACACTGAATGTAGTTGCTGAGTTTGCACATGCTAAAGCTACGGTTGGTCTATTTCCCTGTGCGCCGTTGATATAAATCGCCGATCCAAATGCTAATGTAGAACCAGTTTTATTGACCGCACGAAATACTTGTTGTTGTCCTAACTCCAACGGTGTAGACGAATCGTCTCCATATACGTTGAATGCATGATTTGTTATATCGTAAAATACAGAACCTTCTGAAGTATTTGGCGCAACAGATGTTTGTGGTTGTAAAAAGATGCCATTTGCAACTGTGACATAACTTGAGTTTGCATATACAGTATCATCTATGTTGATACTGGTATTTGTTATGGTAACGTTTGTGCCATTTGTTCCGACTACTAAATTTCCAATGACTGTAGTATTGCCAGTTGTAGTAGTTCCGGAGATAACAACGTTACCGGATATATTAGCATTGCCCTGAACTTGCAATGTTGCATTTGGTGCAGTATTTCCTATACCGACATTGCCACCAAGCGGATTGAGAATTATAGAATAATAAGTAGGAGAAACGGCAGAGTAACCAGATTGAATCCATTGAGCAAAATTGGTTTGTTGTCCAAATGCTAGATAATTTCCTCCTGTACCGCCCAAAGTTGCGTATGCATTTGCAATAAAATTACCTGATGCAGCATTTACTTGACCATTATAATTATAAAATGTTGATGTCGTGCTCGATGCTATAGAAATAGTATTGCCCAATAATGATGTGGAATTTATGGCAAGATTAACAGTAGCATTTCCAACATATATCGGATTGCGTGTGAACGTTCCATTTGCACCAGTTTCAAAATAAGTGTTTCCACCAGTTTGACCGATAGTAAATCCTTCTAACGATGAACCGCCAGCTAAAACATCGAGTGTGTTATTGCTGTAATAAAATTTGGTTACCGAACCTGTGTCTCGTCCTATTCTCCAGTTTAAATCTGAAGATCCGTTGAACATGACGGAACCTGTATTTGTTCCAACACTAATATTATTTCCTGTAAACGATACATTTGCAGAAAAAGTTTGTGTATTTGTCCATGTATATTGTGCAGCGGTATTAATACTGCCAGCAGTTACAGATGACCAATAAGTGGCACTACCATTAGATGTCAATACCTGTCCACTTGTTCCAAGCGATCCATTAGCATATAGACCTTGGGTACTTACATCGATTGGCACATTAAATCTGAACGCGCTATTTTGATTTGGAACATTTGTGTTTGAATATACGTTAAATACGGCTTTTTGTCCACCGGTTGTATTAGTATTATAGAACACAAAATTATCATCAGTTTGTGCTGTAAAAAATAAATTAGAACTGCCAGACAAAGGCGTGAATGACAATCTAGTTCCATTTACAGATAGAGATAAATTACCGGTAACGTTTTGATTTGTAAGATTTGCACCAACTTCAAATATTACAGAACCATTTGTAGAAAATACTTTACCATCAGTCAAATTGATAGCCAACTCACCAGATTGTATGCTGGAAGTTGTTGGTCTTACACCACTAGTAGAATTTCGTCTTAATTGAAATACAGTATTGGCCATCTATTTTACCGATGCAGTTTAGAATAATTTATGTCCATTCTTCATCATCATTCTTAGTTTCTTGAATGTCCAACACATTATTTATTTCTTTTATAGGATTTTGTTTCTTTGAAATTCTTTCACGTTTTTTATCATTTTTATTTTTTTCTTTAATATCATTCAATTCTTTTTGAAGATTTTCATAATCGATCTTCAGCGATTCAAGAGCTTTTTGTGAATGTTCATAATTGTCCTGAACCGTTTGTGTATCTCTTTTCAAAACTTCAAATGAATTATTTACAGAAGAATAGTGATGATTTTGCTCATTGTATTTATTCGATATTTCATCGTATCTTTTTTGAAGATTTTCATGTTCGGTTTTCAATAAATCATATTTTTGATTTATATCGATCAAAGAAGAACTCATTTCATTTATTGCGGCTACATTATTTTTAGCACCGATTTCCAATATTTCATACGATGCTTTGCATTCTAAAAATTTCCTCAATATTTCTACGGTGAATTCTTCCTGTTTTCTAACATAAACATTCATCAATTCTATTTGTTTATCAGAAATATCGTTCATAATAAAGTCCTTTCATATATTTTAGAAAGATCCACCATCCAATGTATTGTATACAAGAGTTGTTCCATTCGATTGAAGGACATATCCATTTGTACCCACTGCAAGCCTTGAAATACCGTTTGTTGCATTGCCCACAAGAATATCGCCTAAAGAATATGTATTTTGACTTGTGCCACCATATAGATAACTCAATGTGCCATTATTGATATTTGAAGCATTCGCAGAAAATGTTGTAGCATTTGTATATGCAGTTGCTGCGTTTCCAGTTATCCATCCTTGAACGATAGATAAAGCAGTACCATTGAAATAAGTTGTATTGTTGGCAGTGCCACTAAACGATGTAGCATTGATTGTTGTATTGACAGTAGAATTGCCTATCTGAATAGTGGTAGTATTGGCATATACGTTTGCGCCAACATAAACTATAGATGAGAAATAATTGTTTGTGCCAGTAAAGTTAAGATTTCCAGAAACTGTAAAATTCGCTGTAGTATTAACTACGTTAGGACCAAGCTGTGCATATGGCAATGTACCAGTTATTATGTTAGATGCATTGGTATAAAGAGCATTTCCGTTGACAAAAAATCCAGTTGTATTGACAGTAGCATTTACTGTTGAATTGCCAACTTGAAGATATGTGCTATTCAACAATGCATTGCTAGTACCAAGGGATACACTTAAATTTACATTCGATTGAAGCGATGTTGTTGCATTGTTATAAAGAAATGACGCTATAGGAGCAGCAGAATTTCCTACATAAAAACCGGCGCCGTTTGTCAACAAAGAAGTGCCTTGGTTGTTTGCAAGATATAAAGCAAGATCGTTTGTTGTGATTGCAGTAGCATTGACTAAGAATGTATTTCCTGCTACATAAGCATTTCCTGTAACAACAAGATTTCCACCTACAGTAGCATTACCCACAACACCCAAAGATGCAACGTTTGTCAATGTGCTGTTAGATGTAAGGCCGGTGCTTACGATTAATGTACCACCAACAGTAGTATTTCCAACAGTGCTTAGAGCGGCAGCATTTGCGAGAGTATTATTTGCAGTAAATCCTGTACCGACTGTCAGGGTATTTGTAGTTTTAGCAAATGTAAATCCGGATACCGCATTTAAACTTCCAGAATCATTGAATTGAATATAAGTATTCGATCCTGGTAAACCCCAATAAGCGTTTGCAGACGCATTAGATAATAATAATTGTCCGGCTGTACCTACACTACCGTTAATATTGATATTTTGGGAAGTTCCAACAAATATAGTATTTCCATGTTGAATGCTATTGATTGCCGACGATGAATTTGCAACCAATGCTTGGTTTGCTGTTAAAACGCCCGGATTTCTTGCGCCTCCAATAGGAACAACCGATAACCCATCCGTAGAACCAATATAAATTACCTGCGCTGTATTCGAATATGCAAGTTCGCCTGGATTCAATGATCCAGGTGCCCCAGATGTGGGACTTCTTTTGATTTGAATTAAGTTGGACATTTAAAAGGTACCCCCATCTACTGGCATTTGTTCTACTATATATTTATTATTATTTGAATTATAGACTAGCGAACTATTATTTGCTGGTGGATTTGTTGAAAGAATGACATCTGATATATCCGATACATGTATATTTGCAACAGCTTGTTCTATAAAAGTCATAACTTGTTGGGTGTTAGAATAAGAAGTTAAGTCATTTATTGCTTGGGACGTTATTGAAGGAGTCGATTGAGGATATGGTACATATCCTGCGCCAGCAGTTACTTTTGTCAATTTTATATTGTTATTTTGATTTACAACTTTTAAAGTTATAGTTGTCATCTTGTGATCTCGGGAGTTACAGTAACTATTCCTTCAACCAGTCTAGATTTTACACCATTTGCATCTTGAACTTCAAGATCATAAAGATATCTTCCTGCAACTATCGCTGATGTTGCGTTTGCACTCATAGAAAGAGTTATAACACCGTTATTTGCTAAAGATACCGTGAATGGATATGCAGTGCTTGAAGTATATGATTTTCTCATTTGAGAAGCAGCGGTATACGTTGTAAAATCGATTGCAGAATTCGATTGATCGAAAAATGTATATGTTGTATTGAATGTTGCCCCTTGATCCATTACTATATTTACTTTAGAAGCCATTTTTTACTCCTTAAGCAAACGAAGTTCTAGTAAATTTACAAACAACATTTGCTGTTGTTGGCGTCAATTGCAAAAAGAAATTGCCGCCATTGATGCCTGATGTAAACGTTCCCAGCAATTGAGTATTGTATATTTGACCATATTCTGTCATATATGCTTGTGAAGCATCGTGTGTGACAAATATTTTTGTTATCTCATATGCAGGTGTTGCTAGAGAACTATCGATAAGTTGAATAGTATATTCAGCCGATCTATATGTAGATGCTAAAAATAAATCGACATTTGCCGTTGCAGTTGAATTGTTAAAAGTATATGAATTTGCAATTAAAGTCGCAGTGTTATTTAAGTTTAAAATGCCAAGAGAATTTAAATTGGATGAAACCGTTGCATTGGAAAAAGAAGCATTGCCAGTTACCGATATAGTATTGCTGAATGTTGCATTGCCAGTTACCGATATAGTATTGCTGAATGTTGCATTGCCAGTTACCGATATAGTATTGCTGAATGTTGCAGAATTGGTAACAGATATATTAGCATAAAATGTTGCATTTCCATATACGGAATTATTGCCAACTGTTATGGTATTGGCAATCATATCTTTAATATATGATGTATTCCAAATATATGAAGTATTACCAAGAGTATAATTATAAGTTTGATTTGGTATTAGACTTCCTGGAGATATTGAATTATAGGTTAAACTTCCTGTTACATTTAAAGATCCGACAACATTCAGACTTCCACCGATATTTGCACTATTTTGTATTTGTAAACTATATGCAGGTGTATTATTGCCAATTCCTATATTGCCGTTCGATGCAATATATAATGCTGTACCAAATGTTGATGTGTTTGTGGTTGTAGTTAAATTAGCAGAAGTTAACGAACCTGTAATAGATACGTTACCACCAAAACTAGATGTAGTATTCGATATAACAACGTTTGTAGTTGTATTACCAACATTGATACTACCTAATCCAAGCGTAGTAGTAGACGTAGAATTGGATATAAGAATAGTAGAATTGGAAAATTGAGTATTGACTGTTGTATTGCCAACTACTAAATTTGCGCTGTGTGTATGAATACCTGTAACTGTATAAGAACCAGATGTATTAACATAAGATGTTGATGGAACACCACCAAGATTGATCGCGTTTGCAGATGTTCCACTAAACGATGTAGCATTGATTGTTGTATTGACAGTAGAATTGCCAACAGATATTGTAGTAGCGTTTGATACTATGCTTGAAGTTGTATTACCTATCTGAATTGCAGTTGTATTGGTATATACATTTGCGCCAACATAAACTATAGATGAGAAATAATTATTTGTACCGGTAAAATTAAGATTTCCAGCAACAGTAAAATTCGATGTAGTATTGACTACGTTAGGACCAAGTTGTGTATATGGTAATGTACCAGTTGTTATATTAGTTGCATTGGTATAATAGGAGCCAGGTTGGCTATTTAAATTAGTAGCGTTTGACGATGTTCCAGTGACATTGCCTGTAACATTGCCTGTAAACAATGCAGCTGTCACATTTGCAGAAGATAAAGCTCCACCAATTATTACGTTACCGGATACGTTAGCATTGCCTTGAACTTGCAATGTTGCATTTGGTGCAGTATTACCAATACCAACGTTACCATTTGCTACATGATATGTAGATGTTCCTATCGTAACAACATTTGTAGTTGTAGTTAAATTGGCAGAAGATAAAGCCCCACCAATTGCTGTATTACCGGATACGTTAGCATTGCCTTGAACTTGCAATGTTGCATTTGGTGCAGTATTACCAATACCAACGTTACCATTTGCTACATGATATGTAGATGTTCCTATCGTAACAACATTTGTTGTTGTAGTTAAATTGGCAGAAGACAGGGCACCAGTTATAAATGTATTTCCGCCTACACTCAATACATTTTGAATGTTTACATTTACTGTATTCAAATATAAAACACCACCAGAAATAGTAGTATTTCCAGTAATTGGTGTTGTCAAATATATTGTATTTGCGTTTGTGGATACATTTGATCCGTTTGTATTTGCATTGACTGAAATTAAATTGGAAGTTGCATATTGAAATACTGTATTTCCAAGAACAAACAATGTGGAATTGGAAGTCAAATTTCCGCCAGATATAGAATTGCCAACAAATAATGTATTTGCACCAAAAGAACCGAAAATGTAACCATTTCCAGTTGATTTGGATCCACCCGCCGTAGAATCGACAGTAACAGTATTTTGACTCATCATAACAGTCAATAAATTGGTTGTATTGAGCCAAGCTCCAAAAGATTGATTGCTACTTACATTTGCGACATTTATAGTCATTTATTGTCTTTCTTATATTGGTTTTGATTCAATAATTCCATGAACATATTTTGCATTTTATTCAAAGAATCGTTTAAACCATTCATATAATCTTTTATTTCTCGCAATTCTTCTTTCATATTTTTATAATCTTCTAAAACTTTTTTATTTTCTAAAGATTTTTGACGATCTTCTTTGTATTTATTCAACGCAGATGTATCGATATTCAATATTGCCTTATTTCCTGAATCTCTTACAAGGTCCGATCGATCTTTTACTTTTATATAATTGTTCATATTTTATCTTTATATCTGCAATGCCAATACTCTTAAATCTGTTGCTCTAGGAACCAACGAAGTGGAATTTGCAACAGGTACTATTTTTATTGCAAATTGAATATAAGAATCGTATACCGAATCGTTGTATGTAGAATATCTAACAATTCCATTATTTTGATCATAATTGAACGCCGATGAAGTCGATAAAATTCCGGGTATTATTCCCACTGAAATGTTATTTGACGTAAAGGAAGGATTTCTATCCAAAAACAATGCAGTTGAATTCGAAGACGAAGATGAATTTCCAACAAATAATACTTGACGAACATTGAAATTATTTGCGTTTTTATCCTGCAAATATATGAATGTATTATTCGCAAACGGTGCGTTTGAAACTACAGAAATATATTGTGAGCTGTTACTGGTAGAACATGCATTTCCATATACATTGATGCTGGAATTGAATCCATATTGCAATTCCACAAAATCTTGATTGTTTACAGAACTTGAATATAATGACAATGTAGATGAATCTTGGAGCATAGTCCAATCTTTATTCGTAAAAAGATCGCTATCTGAAGAAGATTGTATTCTAGCATAAACTTGCATATCTGTAGTTGCTGGTCTATATGCTCCCATATAAACTTGCATATCTTCAGAATCTTGACCAGCTGCCAATGTAACATTCATAGAAATATATCTAGATGCATTGGTATAACCGTTTGTATTAGCTTCTGTAAATGAAGTTGCCGTTTGAGCAAATCCTACATAACCATTTGCAAGACTAAAATTAGTATTACTAAGGAAAGTTCCATTTACATTTGTCAGTGTTACTAAAGTAGAATTTGCACTGAAATTATCAGGAGTTGTATGAACAATACCTGTAGATGTAAATCCATATGTATTTTGAGAAACAACGGTTCCAGAAGATAAAACAACATTATTGCCGGTTATTGTAAGATAATATCCCGAAAGTTCATTTGCATTGCAAATTATATTATCTGTCATTGTAATATTATTACGTAACAAATCTATAGTTGGAGATATTTTTGTATTCGATGTAGTCATAGTATATTGCACAGATATAGAATTTCCTGTAGACAATTCATTGCTTTTAGAAACAATTAAGCGATCTATATCTGTAAATTCATTTATTTGACCATCGGTAATATTAATATAATTTGAATCCAATGTATAGGAAGCAGTATTTTGAATTCCTTTGAAAGATACGCCCATTCCTGTGCCAGGGGGCGTAATTGAAGAAAATTGGGGTGTCAAAGAATTATATGCGGGATTATGTATTGCTATTAAATTTGCGGAAACACCGGTATTCAATCCAAACATTTTATAATTATTGGCAGACGCTAAATTATATGTGCTATTCGATGTAACAGGATATAAAATTCCAGAATATGTAATTCCATCATATGTCTGGCTTGAATAAAATACACCCTTCAGCGATCCATTAGCCATAACTGGACCAATTGTAGGAGATGAATCTGTGAAATTGGCAACGGAATTTACATACAATGAAGTTGAAGTTGGTATACCAGTTATAGTGAATACTTGTGTTTGGGCACCACTGGATGAAGTTGCAAAAATCAATGTATTGTTTGTATACTGTGAACTGTCAGGAACTCCAATTGTGTTTGATCCCAATGTTATGTTATTGAAAATATAAGAACTCGATTGTGTATTGACAACCGCGTTCGAAGTTCCCGTGGTTGCATCTTTTATAGTTCCATTGGTAAATACACCACCAGTAATATTATTTATTTTAAGATAAGTAGTATTAGAAGAATATACAGTTCCAGAAACGTTTGCGGATCCAACTGTTTGATAAACAATATCTCCAACCGATATTACGCCGTTATTTGAAACTATATTCAATACATTGACGTTTGCATAAGAATTTGCAAACATTATCGATTCTTTTGTTTGAAAATTTCCAGTTGGATTTCTGAAAATTATTCTTTCTTCATTTCCTTTATTGAAATATGCAGACCCAGATGAAGCCGTGAAATTAGCTATGTATATATTGTATTTCATATCTTCATTTAAAACAGGCAACCAATCTATATCGTTAGATGATAGAAAAAGATCGCCCGTTCCTGGTGGAACATAAACTGGTTTTCCGGTAATAGTATCATTTTTTCCTACAGTAGATGTCCAAACATTATAATCTGGAGAACCACCGTGTGGCATCAATACTATAGCATATGAGGTTTGCGATTGAACAAAGACGGGTGTATCGAATATAAATGATGTAACACCGCTTGCATCCGACGATGAAACTAATACTGGATTTCCTGCCGTTATATCGCTATACATAGATGCTTGATCGGATGTATATGTATCAGACGGTAAAATATTTTTACTGCCATACGGCAATCTATTTGCAGTTGGAACTCCATTTTCTGTAGTTCTTATTTGCATTTCCATACCAAGAATTGAACTTATGGATTGAAAATATACATCTATTCTGGTAATGAAAACACCAGCCACACCATTAGGTGGTGGTGGTTCTGGTATTACAAATGTTTGACCAATTGGTTGCATTAAAAAATCCTAGTATTTTGTATATTTATAAAGAAAAAATAAAATTAATATGCGCCATCATCTCCATTAGCGCCATCACGATCTCCATTATAATAACCATCTCCATCACTATATATCGGCGATGGTGATGGAGGCGCTGGTATATACTTATTTGTAACTATTGTAGTTGTTGCACCTTGACTTTGAATCGTATTTTGTTGATTTATTTCTTGTATATTTGGCACAACGCTTGTTGTAGACAATATCGATTGTCCCTGAGAAACGGAAAGATTGTTTCCGTAGAATGTTGCAGAAGCCTGTGTTTGTATAGCATTAGCGCCTTGCGATAGATCGGATATATCATTTAACATAAAAACATTATCTTGTGATTGAAAGGTTCCTGGCGGCAAGTAAAAAATGCCATATAAATTTCCGTTGGAATCTGTAGACAATTGTGTTCCCATTGTATTAGTTCCAACGTTAAAACTGGAATTTGTTGGAACACAATGATTTGAAACTGGTGTATTTGCAAAATATGCATATATTTTAGTATTGGGTTTAAGTCCATGTGCAACAAATTTAATAGCAGCAGATGAAATATAAGGCATAATTGAAATATTCGTAACAAAAGTTCCAAGATTCAATTGCGAAGATGTTGGTTGAGAAACATTCAACTTATTTCCCGATCTAGCTTGGGTTGTAGAAGTTACCGCAGTAGATTGAGTATATGTTGCAATGTTTTGACTGCCATCAGGATTTGTTGTTGTACTGGTTGTAGTTGGTCCTGTAATTGTTGATTTTGATGTAGATTGATCGACCCAATTGCCCCATTGAGTTCCCCAAGAATTGGACAAATTGATCCAATTCGACGCCAAATCGATATTATTAGTTACTGTTGGCGATTGTGTTATATCTGGTGTTAAAGAACCTGATGGCGACAATGTTACTGTACCAACCCAATCGTATGTAGCACCTGATTGACAATTTCTATAATTTGTTGCATATGGTTGATTCAAATATTTATTATTTGAAGTGTGCGGCAACATAACCAATCTACCGTGCAATTGAACACCAGAATTTTGCGAGGAAGAACTTTTAAATATAAGTTCTGTATTCAACTGTTTAAACGATGGTCTCAATTGCGATGTATTATTATCTATAGCTATATAATATTGATTATCGAGAGTATTCGACATGTTGAATCCATTGAATGGATCGACAAAAATACCATTTTGAAATCTAGTACCACCAGTGACGCTGCTTCTTGTCAATAATGAAGAAGCCGATTGTTCAAGCAGTGAAAGGGATGTATAATATTCTAAATTATGTATTCTGTTATCTAAGCCACTTATATCTGCCATTGTATAACGCTTGTTTTCAAGCAAATTTGTTGTAACGGCATAATCATATCTATTGTATTTTGTAGCTTCCATTGTAGAAAGCGATGGATATGGCGGTACATTTATTGTCCCGAGGGTCATAGTAGAAGCGGGCGCTAAAGGAGGTGTTGGATTTACCGCAGCTGGAATACCCTGAACAACTAATAAATTTCCACCTGTATCCAAACATGCCAAATCTGTTCTAGGCAAATAATATTTTATACTTGCATAAAAGTTGCTATCTGGAGCTGGAATATAATAACCGGATGATGGTGTAGATGCAGTGCTGAAAGTTAAAGTATTTGCTGGATTTATTGTTGCGCTGCCAATAACAGTAGTTATATTTGCTGTATTTGCTGCGTATGGTCTAAAATCGATACAATCTCTAAGATCGAATACCGTTCCTTTAGCTGTAGTATAAAGAGGAATTTGTGCAGTTCTTATAGCATTTGTATTTGCTGTATTTGCATCGTCTATAGGATAAGAATTTGCTGTGAAATATCCAGAGCCGCTTGTTGTATTGTATGTAAAATTAGAAACTTGTATTAATAAAGTTGTATTGCCGTTCAAAAGAGTGCCTAATGAATTTTGATTTACCGAAATGTATGATAAACCATAGTGTGCGTCCCTCTGACCAGTATCTAAACTGAAATTGTTTACATAATTTGTACCAGAACTTGAATAAGTATGATTTGTACCTATATAAACAGCATTTATACTAAAAACGTCTGGTATACCTAAACACCAAGGTCCATTGAATCCATTTACATTGTTTGAGCAATCTATTTTAATGAATGTTCCATTGTTAATCGTTTTTAATGTAGGAGAAGCACCGCTTCTGTCAACACTATAAAAAACATCCACATTCATTGGAGTAGTTGGATATTCTGATGTAGATGTAAATGCCAAGTTCATATAATTTCCAGAAACTGTTATATTTCTATTAGTTCTGTTTGAAAATGGCAATACATAACCTACAGGATATATTTTGCAATTATAAGAATTGGTATTCGTTGAAGGAAAGGTATTTGCGGTAGTGAGATAAGTATTATTAGCTATAGATGTTATAAGTCCTTTAGCGCCATTGATACTTATCCAATCGCCCACTGAATAAGATGTTAAAAATGTAGTGGAAGATCCAGAAGCATTGGTTACAACATTGCTGCCTGATGTTATAGAAACATTGCTTGTTAAATTGGATGTATTTGCTTGTGTAGTAACAACAATATAAACATCGCTTTCTTGATTTGGCGAAAGAGTTCCTGAATAATGGAAACTCTCTGTAGCGCCGCTACCATACGTTGTCGATAGCTGTGCAGAACCATAACCGGTAGTATTGCTAATAGTTGCAGTTGATTTTTGTCTATAAGTAAATTGCGATGATCCAATTCCATTTGCCGATATGGCCCTTTGACCAAAAGGATATATCAATCCATTGTTATATGGTTGTGTTATTGAAGCTATATATGTATTGACTGCTGCATTGTATTGCAATACCAAATCGGCGCAACCCTTTACTCCGCCGTTATTATATATTATAGATTTTACATTCGAAAAAGTTTGTCCAGGATTCATGGTTATATTGAATGGATAAATATAATATTGACAGCTTGGCAATCCAGGTGTTCCGCTTGCGTATTCGAATCCTCTCATATAGGCATAACCTATTATAGTAGAAGGACTATCGACTGTACTTAATAAAGTACCATTTGTGATAGATTGAAGCGCAGTAGAATGCAATTCTATTTGAACTGCTTCCGTTGTAGATGAACCAAATTCGCCTGAAACTTCCTGTACATTGAAATAATAACCAAAATTTGCAGAAACAATTTGATTGTTTACTGTTGCAGTAGTCATCGCTCTTGGCAATAAACTATAATCGTTGTTTGTAAATTCTACTCTATAACCGTTGACATAACCAAGACCGGAACTTGACACAAGATTTATATTATTTGCATAAAGAGTATTTGATGTATTTGCTATTGGAGAAGTAGATAAAAGAAATGGTTTTACGACAAAATTTCCATTTGTTTCATACGTTCTTTGGGCCATTTGACTTACAATAGTGTTAGACAATTGTGTTGTTTGTCTTATTGTAAACGGCGATCCATTCTTGAAATCTACTAAAGAATAAAAAGTGGAAGAATTGGATATAGATGCAGTATTGACTACAGTTAAATTTGGAATTAATTTAAGTCTATCAGCCCCTGGAGCTTGATAGTTTGGAGATCCAGCGGCATTGTCATATAGCGCAGAATTGGATAAAGCTGTATCTATACTGGTATTTACACTGAATCCTACAGAAACTCCATCCACTATATTGGTATAACGACTAACCGTTACAGTTTGAGAAGGAACATACATGAATATTCCTTGTTTGAGAACAGTACCAGATGTAATGCTCAAACCATAACTGTTTCCAGTTACATTTCCGACTGCTGGGAAACTTGTATTCGAAACAACATACGCATTTGCTATAATTGCATTCGATGAATTTACAAAGGTAAGCAAATCATTGGATTGAAATTGCGTATATGGTTGTCCATTGGCAAAAACGGCAGAATTCAAATATCTTACGTAAAGTGTATTTGTATTTGGTGCCTGTGAAATATAACCAGTATCTACAGAAACAATTTGTGCTTGTAAATTTGCACTATTATAACAAATTAAATTATTGAGTTGTGTTATGTCCATTGCAAAATTGTTTGCATATGTATCTGACAATTTTACATATTGCCAATTATTGTTGAATGTAAAAACACAACCATTTACTATAGAACCATCTTGCAGAAGATTGGTGCTTGCTTGAGATATTTGATTTTGAAGTATAGATTGTACTTGATTTAGTTCTCTAACTTGCACGGCAGTAGATGGCTTAAAAAGAACTCTATAATGAGAACTATTTGCGTCATAATCATCGTAATAGGGAGGAACGGAAAGATTTATATCTAAAGTCATAATTTCCTCTAAAATTTAATTACTATATTGAATTGTTCTGCGGTATTGGCTGATCTTTGTATAGGCGACATATTTTCAGAATAAATTACTTTACCCGTTTCTCTAACTAATTCTGGATATGATATCAAAGTATTTCCATTGCATATTCCAACTGCACCACTCGTTTGACCTGTTATATTATTTGTAGACGGTTGAAAAGGATAATTGCCATTTATGTTATTCATTATAAGAACTGGATAAACTGTATTTATAGTAGCCGTTACAGAACCGTTGCTTACAATATCTCCTGGATTGAAATTATTCGATACATTTGTCAATTTTATATATGAACTGTTGGAAAACAATATTGTTCCAGTTCCGTTTGCGCTTGCATTGGAATTATGCAATATATTTCCATTTGCAAAAGATCCTGTTATAGTCGATAAAGACAAATCGATATCGTTATTTGTAGATATAATAAATCCATTTGCACCGGTAACATCCTGTTGAACATATTCATAATTCATAAAAGCACCATTATTGGAAGTAAGAGTCAATCTCATACAATCATTGAATTTTGTTGCAAATATAGTAGTTTGATCTTTTGTTCCATTTGCAGTTTTTATTGAAGTTACAGTTGCATATGTATTTGTTGAATAATCGACCAATGTATCGTTGGATTGAAATTGACCAATTACATTGGTCAATTTTATCGATGTATTCGATATAAGTTGAGAAATTATTGCCTTAGCACCTGAACCAAATTCCGATACTATTTCAGTATTTGAATTCATATGAAAATAATTTGTCGATGCATTTGACACATAAGCATGTGCATTGGATGAATATCCATATATATAAGTATTTGTTGCATTATTTGCAAAATATGGAGTTGTTTGATTTATAGGACCGCCAATTCCTTTCAATTGAAGATATGTATTGTTTCCAGAAACAACTATTCCATATGCATTTGTATTTGATTGAATTACAACTTCTCCTGGTATCCAATTGCTTGACGATGTATTGGCATTATAGAGACTCAAAGTTGCTCTTGAAAAATTGTTCAAAGTAACTGTAACATCCGCATATTCAGGGTCTTGCAATATTCCAACTCTTCTATAAGAAACAAATGATGGAAAATAATAACTTTCATTTGCCCCAGTATCGAATGTTATTTGCGTGCCAATATATCTAGCTCCCAATTCTCTTATAGCATCATAACCATGACCTTCCAAAGGAGATATTACAGGAGTTATAGTGGCACCGCTTCCATACAATGAATTGCATGTTATTGCAAGATTTGCAAATGTATATCCATATCCAGGATTTATTACGTTTATTCCAGATATTGTATTTGCATTGTTTGTTTGATTTACTGTTGCTATAGCAAGAAATCCTAATCCATCGCCACTTGTTATATTGACCGATGGTCCTATTATATATTGTGTTAAGGCATTTGGTATAGTGCTTTGAGAAGAAATTACAGCATTTCCTGTATTTGCACCATTCAAAGAAATTGCAATTTGAGCTCCATTTATAAATGTTCCATTTTGATTGTAAACAGTTATAGATGGTGACGATGTAACTCCTTGCAAATTGTAAGTAAGTAAAGAACTTTGACCTTGTAGAAAATAACTATTTGACCAAAAATAATTATTTGTCCAATTGTTGATACCACCAACTTGCGATAAAATTACTGTGCTTGTATTTGAATATGCACAAATTCCATTTGCGCCTTGGTATGTGTTTGCTGCGTTTACAAGAAGTATATTTTCTCCCAAAATAAAACTAGAACCATTTGAAGATGAATTTGCAATGGATATTGTAACGGAATTCAAATTTGTATTTGAAATAGAAGCGTTTGGTGTTAAATATGTCGGCGAAACTATATCGCACGCATTTGTTATTAAAACATGTCCATTTGCAATGAGATTGTTATTGAAAGCAGATTCACAAATTAAAACGGTAGAATTTACAGATGTAATTCTTCTTAAATTATTATTTGCATTTGAACCTACTCTAATAAAATTTCCTACTGCATAATCTGTAGTAAAATTAGTTCCAGAATTCGTCATTACCCAGTTGTTTCCGGAAATTATATTCACAGTTCCGGATTTTGTAGTGCCAGCAGAATATGCAGTGTCAAATATAGGCAAAGAAGTGTTTGCAAATTTGCCAGCACCAGTTAATTCTATAGTTGTTCCATTTGCTGAAATGAGTGTGCCATTATCAGTAGAATCGGTTTGTTGAAATATATCTCCTGTATTTAAAATACCAGACAAATTCAATATATTCATTTTTACTATTGGTTGCGATACAACAGACCCCGATTGAATAGTTCCATTATAAGAAGATAAATTCAATATATTGAATACTTGAAATGGATTGCTTGGAGAAACAGAAACAGATTTTTCAGTAGCATTTGAAGAAACTATTTGTCTTATTTGACCTGATCCAAGACCAGCGTTCAAATAAATAGAAGATCCAACAAAATAATTGTCTGTGGGTGCTTGAAATGGAATTATAACTTTTTGAGAACTTATTACAGAAACTAAAGTATTCGATTGATAAATCTGATAATTGCTTCCGCCATTTGTTATTAACGCAGAATCTATTGTTCCTGGAACAGAATTTCCAGAAACATTTACATCTGTTGCAATTGGTATATATGTATTAGAAACAAATGTATTTCCATTTCCAACTGTATACATATATTTCCAAATATACCCATCGCCTGTTGTAAATGTACCATAAGTAGAATTCAAATCTGGTTGAAATGTGCTTGGTATACCACCATTATTGAAAATGCATTTATATACTTCATTTTTATTTGTAATTACATAAAAATTTTCATCATAGATATTTGGATCATTTTGATTGTATGCTGTATAAACGGTATTCGATGTCCAAACATATTTTGGTATCATAAACGATACATTATTATTTGCAATCAATTTTCCAAAAAGAAGATCGTCATATAATGTTTGTTCTATTTGACTTACAGAGCCATTAGCTAATGGAGGAGACGAATCATTACTCCATGGATTTGCTCTTCCAGCATAAAAATAATAAGCATGACGCTTATCCGAAACGTTTTGTATAAAATTATTAGCTTCGTTTATCGATCTGTTTATTGTTAGAAGAGCCATATGTATTCCGTTTCAAAACTCTAATTTATAAGTTATTTATACTTGAACTATATAATTATTTGGCAAATATGTAAGTTGCAATTGTTCAGGCATAGTTTCATTCAGCGTTTGATTGTCTTGATAACGATATTTGCCAAACATTATAAGACCAGCGGGATGTATTAAATCTTTCACAAGTTTTTCATATGTATTTTTCATTCTTTGTGCCAATATCTCATATGAATATTTTTGATAATAATAAGAGTCCTGTATTTTCATTGTATCTGAAATAAAGCTTTTGTTATTGTTCCAATAACCTTCTGCAAATCCATCCAATGCTATTACAGCTGTTCCTGTCGCTGCTATCGTAGATCCTTCCTTTGTCAATTCTAAAATACCATCAGGATCGAAACCAATTCCAGAATCATATACATCGACGGCTGTTATTATTCCATTGGCATTCAGAACGGATGCGTCTACAATAGCATTATGACCCATCATTCCGCCGTTACCATCTGATATTCTAAGCTGGGATATCTCTGTTTGATTTATATCGATATATGGCACCGTAGTATATCCATTGCCAGGATTTTGATTGGATAGATATGTTATTGTACCAACTACTTCTGTAAGTGTTTGCAAAACTTGATTTATGGGTGCATCCAAATTTCCGGAAACAGTTTGATTTAAAAATCCCCAATTTGTATTTCTATTTACGTTTGAAATTTGTGCAGTATAACCCGTCTGAGTATCTGTAACTATTGTATTGGACAAAAAACTTCCCATATTGGAAATTCCATTTCCACTTACTCGTATAACTGTGCTATTTGAAAAATATACGTTTCCTACCGCTGAAACGGTTGTTATAGATGGAAAGTAATTTGTAACTTGAAATTTAGAACTAGAAACAGAACTTACGAGTATTGTACCGTTGGATATATTTGAATTTGCTGTTACAAGATTTGCTTGATTTCCAAGAATAGATAATTGTCCTAAATCGGATTTATAAACATAAAGTCCAGATATACCTAAACTGGTATTGCTCAATATTTCTCCGTTTGAAATATTATTGGAAGACAAATATATTCCCTCTAAAAGAATAGTATTTGCAGATGCGGTTACAGTATTTCCAGCAGTAAATGTATTTGCAGTGGTAGATATATTCAAGGTAAACGCATAACCACTGCTACCCACTGGATTATCC